GGTATTCGTGACAAGATGCAAGCTGCAAAAGAACTACTTGATCGTACTGGTCTTGTTAAGACTGAAAAGGTACAAGTGGAAGCAAGGGGTGGCGTTATGTTGATGCCAGCTAAAAACCCACAGGATGATGATGACTAAAAAAGTAGGTACGTGGAAACTACCACAACCAACCGACCTCAAAGAAGATAATGTATGGGTGTCTATCCCACGTGTAGCAAGAACAATTCCTTTTGGGTATGAACTTGATCCAAATGATGACGGAATCCTCTTGCCAATTGACCACGAACTTGATATGCTTGAACAAGCAAAGAAATACATTAAACAGTATTCGTATCGAGAAGTGGCGAACTGGCTTACTAAAAATACAGGTAGGTCCATATCGCACGTAGGGTTAAAGAAACGGTTGGACAATGAGCGACAAAGAAAAAACAAAGCTGGAAGCCTTCGCAAATGGGCAGACTATGCGAAAAAGGCAATCGCCAAAGCGGAAGAAATCGAAAACAACCGCACAGGCGCAAAAGAAAACAACAGCGAAAGCGAAGCAGCCTAGTACTAATATTGTACTAGATGACTTTACCACTAAGGTTGAAGAGACACACAACGTAATCTTTAAACCTAATGCTGGACCACAGACTGACTTCCTTGCATCAAGTGAACGTGAGGTGCTGTATGGAGGCTCTGCAGGGGGTGGTAAGAGTTACGCTATGTTGGCTGATCCGTTACGCTACATGGGCGTTCCAGCCTTCGCTGGTGTCCTCCTACGACATACTACGGAAGAACTTCGTGAGCTTATAACTAAGTCACAAGAAATGTATCCAAAGATTTGGCCCGGTATCAAGTGGTCTGAACGTAAGATGACATGGACTGCACCTTCCGGTGCTACTTTGTGGTTAAGCTACCTAGATAAAGACCAAGACGTTACACGCTACCAAGGTCTTGCATTTAGTTGGATTGGCTTTGACGAACTTACACAGTGGGCTACACCTTACGCATGGAACTACATGCGCTCACGGTTACGTACTGCCGATCCTTCACTGCCTTTATCTATGAGGGCTACTACTAACCCCGGCGGCAGAGGACATCACTGGGTAAAGAAAATGTTTATTGACCCTGCTCCTGCAGGTAAATCGTTTATAGCTACCGACATTGACACAGGTGAACAACTAAAGTATCCTGCAGGACACGAGAAAGCTGGAAAGCCCCTATTCAAACGTAGGTTTATTCCAGCTAGGCTATCCGATAATCCATACCTATCTGAGCAAGGTGACTACGAAGCAATGCTTCTTTCTCTACCTGAGCAACAACGTAAGCAATTGTTGGAAGGTGATTGGGACATTAAAGAAGGCGCAGCCTTTACAGAGTTCGACAGAAACGTACACGTAGTTGAGCCATTTGATATTCCAAGTAACTGGGTAAAGTTTAGAGCTTGTGACTATGGGTACGGAAGTTACTCCGGTGTTGTATGGTTTGCGGTATCTCCAAGTGAACAGCTTATTGTATATCGGGAACTATACGTAAGTAAAGTACTTGCAGTTGATCTTGCCGACATGGTTATGGAACTTGAAGCAGGTGACGGTAACATAAAGTACGGAGTACTTGATAGTTCTTTGTGGCACAGACGTGGTGATACAGGCCCAAGCCTTGCGGAACAAATGATACACAGAGGATGTCGCTGGCGTCCATCTGATCGTTCTAAAGGTTCTCGTGTAGCAGGTAAGAACGAAATACATAGACGCTTACAAGTAGATGACTATACTAACGAACCTAGATTAGTCTTCTTTAACAATTGTACTAACATTATCTCACAGTTACCTGCGCTGCCGATTGACAAACGTAACCCAGAAGATATTGATACACATGCAGAAGACCACTTGTATGATGCTTTAAGATATGGTATTATGTCGAGACCACGGTTTAGTGTATTTGACTTCGACTCAGGCGGAACACACTACAACGGAATGCAAGTAGCGGATGCTACCTTTGGTTATTAAGGAAAAATAAATGGCAGAAGAAAATGATGGCTTCATTGAAGATGACGCAATTGCACTAGAAGATAGTGAGGATTCATCTATTGATGATGTAGATTCTTCTAAGATCATTCCATTTATTATGGAGAAATATAATCGTGCCGATGATTATCGTCAGCAGGATGAACAGCGTTGGCTACGTGCCTATCGTAACTATCGTGGTTTGTATAGCCCAGATGTCCAGTTTACAGAGGCAGAGAAGTCTCGTGTATTTATTAAAGTAACTAAAACAAAAACACTTGCTGCCTATAGCCAAATTGTAGATGTTCTATTTGCCGCACAAAGATTTCCTTTATCCGTTGACCCTACCGAATTGCCAGAGGGTGTAGTTGCAGATGTAAACTTTGATCCAAAAGAACCAGAGCAATTACGTGAATCTGGTTTAGAAGACTTGGTAAGTCCTTACGGATATGCAGGAGATGACCGTGAGCTACCTGCAGGTGCTACCGCTAAAACACTAGCTGAAAGCGTAGGACCACTCAAAGATAAACTTGAAAACGTAGAAGGTGTACGTGAAGGTGTAGGTAAAACACCTACTGCTATTACATTTAGCCCTGCTATGATTGCAGCTAAGATGATGCAAAAGAAAATTCATGACCAACTAGAAGAGTCCGGTGCAAGCAAACATTTACGTAGCACAGCATTTGAGATGGCTCTTTTTGGTACAGGTGTAATGAAGGGTCCATTTGCAGTTGATAAAGAATACCCAAGCTGGAATGAAGAAGGTGAATACTCACCTACTATAAAAACTATTCCACAAGTATCACACGTATCCGTTTGGAACTTTTACCCAGACCCAGATGCAACTAACATGGACGAAGCTCAGTACGTAATTGAGCGTCATAAAATGTCACGTAGTCAATTGCGTGGGCTTAAACGTAGACCATTTTTCCGTAACAATGTTATTGATGAAGCTATTCAGCTTGGTGAAAACTATACTAAAGAATACTGGGAAGATGACCTTTCCGATTACTCACCTGACCATGGCGTAGAACGCTTTGAAGTTCTTGAGTACTGGGGTATGGTAGATGTAGAGATGCTCCTTGAACAAGGTGTAGACATTCCAGATGAACTGTCTGAAGTAGATGAGCTACAAGCAAATGTTTGGATTTGTAACGGTAAACTACTTCGTATGGTTTTGAATCCATTTAAACCTGCACGTATTCCTTACATGGCTTCCCCCTATGAATTAAATCCTTATTCATTCTTTGGTGTAGGTATTGCGGAAAACATGGACGATACCCAAACACTTATGAATGGGTTTATGCGTATGGCTGTAGATAATGCCGTACTGTCCGGTAATCTTATCTTAGAAGTAGACGAAACTAATCTAGTACCGGGACAAGATATGTCTGTGTATCCCGGTAAGGTATTTAGGCGGCAGGGTGGCGCACCCGGACAGGCTATCTTTGGTACTAAATTCCCTAACGTGTCTGGAGAAAACTTGCAGCTGTTTGACAAGGCCCGTGTACTTGCCGATGAAAGCACTGGCTTCCCTAGCTTTGCACATGGTCAAACAGGTGTTAGTGGTGTAGGTCGTACAGCTTCCGGTATATCTATGCTTATGGGTGCAGCGCAGGGCGGCATTAAGAATGTTATTAAAAATGTAGATGACTACTTGCTCCGTCCTTTGGGTGAAGGTCTGTTTAGATTTAACATGCAGTTTGACTATGATCCAAAGATCAAAGGTGACTTGGAAGTTAAGGCACGTGGTACTGAAAGTCTTATGGCAAATGAAGTACGAAGCCAACGTCTGATGCAGTTTATGCAAATTTCTTCTAGCCCTACTCTTGCACCTTTCGCAAAATTCCAGTATATTATACGGGAGATTGCAAAGTCTCTTGAATTAGACCCCGACAAAGTTACCAACAATATGGACGAAGCAGCTATTCAAGCTGAACTTATGAAGGGTTTCCAGCAACAACAACCTCCAGCACCGGGTGCAAATCCTATGGACCCGACAGGAGCAGGTGGCGGTAACATAGGCACAGGCCAAGTACCTACACCACAAGAACAAGGATTTAGCGGTAATGCAGAAGGACAGGGAGCACCTCAACAGGCTCAAGCCACTGGTCAACAACCACCAGCAATGGAATGATTTTAGTGACTACATTGATTTTGTAATTGCGCAACAGCATCGTGCAATGGAACAGTCCGACAATATTGTAGCTGTACACAGGGCGCAAGGCGCTATCTATCAACTACGCAGACTAAAACTACTTAGAGATGAAGTATTAAAAAATGGCTGATAAAAAAATAGGTACTAAAACAGATAAGAAAACACAAGCAGGTCGTGATGTTTATAAAACTCCTGAAGGTGAAATGGTATCTGAAAAATCTACAACTTTTAAGTATAAAGGTAAGTGGATTAATGTTCCTACTATACATGGCGGCAAACAATACTCTGAAGATCAATTACTTGATATGTTAGATAAAGGTTTAATAAAACCTACTAGTACACACACTAAATTAGAAGAGGCTATTAAGGCTGCACAAAGCCGTAGTGACTCTCTAGAGTTTAATAAAGGCGGAATCCCAATGCAAAAACAAATGGAACTTTTTGAAGAAGGTGGCCTTAAAGATGAAGGCGGTATGATTGATGAAGAATCCGGCAATGAAGTTCCTGTAGGCGGTACACGTAAAGGTGTCCGTGATGATATTCCTGCTAATGTAAGTGAAGGAGAGTTTATCTTTCCAGAGGATGTTACCCGTTATATTGGTTTAGATAAACTTATGAAACTTCGTCAAGAAGCAAAGATGGGCTTAAAGCGTATGGAAGCTATGGGCCAAATGGGTAATTCCGATGAAGCTACTATGGAAGACGACTTACCATTTGGTATGGCTGATCTTATTATTGTAGGTGGTATGCCAGAAGGTGAAGAAGAGTTGGACATGGCTGAAGGTGGTTTGACTACTACCAGTACAGGTTCTAGGAGAACTGTTGCTCAACCTACTGTACAGGAACCTACTACGCCTGTAACAACACAGCCTACTGTAACACGAAGACTTACACCAGAGCCTATTGTACCAGAAGCTATATCTATTGATTTTAAAAATCTTATGGGTGAAGCCGCTATTGAGTATAAAGAATATCGTAATGCTGCAGGTGAAAGCATGATGATTTCCTTTATTGGTGGTGAGCCTGTTTATCCAATTCCAGATGGATACACTTTGTACACAGGTGAGGGTGCAGTAGGTAGCGGTACAGTAGGTACTACAGCTGATAGCATTGCTTACGCAACTAATACCGCTACAGCTGAGTATAGACAAAGTGGTGGTGACAATGACACGCCTCCTCCTATGCCTACAGCGGAAGCTATTAATTGGGGTAGTTTATCTACTGAGGAACTTATTGCTGAGTCATCTAAACTTACTGGAATGAGCGCCACTATTGCAAAAGGTGCTATGGTTTTCTTGGGTCCGTTTGGTGCAATTGGTTATGCCATGATGCGGCATCAAGATAAAAAAGTAGCACAAGAAATTGCTGATCGTATTACTAAAGGTGGTTTAACAGCTTCTCAATTAGCTACACTAAAAGAAACTCAAGAAAAATTAACACCAAAAGGTTTTACTCTTATCGGTAAAGTTATTGAAACTGTAGGTAAAGCTCTTGGCTTTGGCGAAGATGAAGTAGAAACAACTAAGAAAAGTGCAGGTGTATCAGAAGTTGCTGCAAATAGAGCGCCAGATGATGCAACAAGTACGGCGGAAGTAGCCGCTACTATTACTCAAGAAATAGTTAATGCTAATCAAGCAGCATTAGAGGAAGCTGCGCTTAGTGCCCTAACTATGCAACAACCAACTGATCCTTTACCAACTGATCCTTTAGAGCCTTTTGGTAGTGCTGGTCCTGACATTCCTTCTATGCCTATTGAAGATGTTATTGCAAGTGAAGCTGTTGCACCATATGATTATACAGACCCTCGTAATTTAGGTGGTGCAGAAGGATATGGTCAAACAGGACTTTCTCGTGCTGATCAAATTTTTGATGCGGGTCAAAAACTAATTAATAATAACGACGTAATTTATAAGTCACTTAGATTCGACCCTAGAAAACAAGGGGAAGCTACGGGATACAATCGTCAGCTTGATCCTTCTATAAGTCCTAAAGCTTTTTATAATCAAGATATAGATATGGGCGCTGCAGGTTATGGACCCCAGCCAGTGCAGCAACAAACTGCTAGTGCTTTTGGTTTGCCTAGAGAAGATTTTAGTGTAAGTGTACCAGAAACAAAATTTACTGCACCTGCGGCTCCAGCATATGAACCTCTACGAGACTACCAAGCCCCTTCACAAAAAAATATTTTTTCAGAAAAAAATGCTGGAACTTTTTTTAATAGGGCTGGAACTAAGGCTAAATCTTTATTGACTGGTACTCCTGTGTCTGCTTTGCAAGCTGAAAATTTAGGTTATTCAACGGAACAACCTGTTCGTAAAACTTCTGTAAATAGACCTCCTGCAGTTGGTAGCGGTGGTATTTTTAATGCCGCTAAATCTCCAGATGATATTAGGTATACTGTTGCTCCAAGTACCACTCCTAAAAGAACTAGCACATTACAGATACCAGAACATATAACACAACAAATTGCTCAACAACAGGCACGGCAAATTGCTCAACAACAGGCACAAGCTGGACCAGATGTTCCCGGCGGAGTATTACCGGCTAATGTTCAACAGCAAACAAACCAACTTTTTAGTGGAAGTACTTATGATGAAGTACCGACAATGGCTGCTAAAGAAAATTATACGAGTAGGTTAGACACTAAAGGACTTACACCAACGACTACATCAGCGCTTACACCAACGTCTGTTAGAAAAAATTATACGAGTAGGTTAGACACTAAAGGACTTACACCAACACCTATACAACCAGTTGTTGATACTGCTATGGATGCCAGAGAGCAGTACTTAGGTAAACCTCGACAAGATTCATTTAAAGATGCTTTTAATCGTAATCGTCTTGCAGGTAAAGAAACATTTACTTTTAGAGGTAAAGAATACACAACCCAAACTGCTGAAGAAGCTGCACCTAAAAAAAGTAACACACTGTATGAAACTTTGGCAAATGTTCTTACGCCCGGTGACGGTAAAGAATATGTAAATAGTGAGTTAGTTACTACTAAGAAAAGTAAATCTACTTCTAAAACAAAAGCAAAAGCTCCTAGCGCAAAAGTTAAAGACCAAGTAGCTACTAGCTCTGGTAGAAAAGTTACTGTAGTAACTAAACCATCTAGCAAAAAAACTGAGGGTGCGGTTAGTTCAGGTGGTCAGTACGCAGGTGATGGTTTTGAGTGGGTAGCAAAAAAGAATGCAGATGGAACTCCAGCACTTAATCAAAATGGTGGTAAGCAACTTACTCGTACTTACACGGGCGTCAATAAAAACGCTACTGGTAGTAACGACACATCTAGCGCATCTTCTAGCAGTGATAAATCTATTGTTTGTACAGAAATGTATCGCCAGACACAGCTTGCAGATTGGAAACAAGCTATGAAAATTTGGCATGTGTATCAAGAAAAGAACTTGACAATGTATCACCAAATAGGTTACCATTGGTTATTCCAACCATACGTTAAAGGTATGAAGAATAGTTCTATCTTAACTAAGCTAGGTTCTAAACTAGCAAAACATAGAACACAACACCTACGTCATGTACTTACTAAAGGTAAGGCTAAAGATGATCTTTTGGGTAATGTATGGTGCAAATTTATACATCCTTTAGTTTACGTAGCTGGTGTTATTAAAGAAAAGGTAGATAAATAAATGGCAGAAAAAACATACGCACAATACTTGGGTGAAGTTTCTAATAGGTTTAACGCTTTAGAAGAAGAACAAAAAGATGTTATTCGATCTTTAGAAGGTACTACTGAAGGTGCTGTATTGAGTCAAGTACTAGGACAGGACTTGGCATCTATGGATATGTATAATGAAGAAATAGTTGTAGATGAACCTGCACCTAGACGTGGTTTAGCGGCACGTATTTAATTCGCTAATTTGACTGGCTACTCATCCCCCTTCTAACACAGGCTACGGTGGCCCCAGTATGAAAGAACTGAAAAATGAATGACACTACTATTATGGCAGGTGAAATGGAATCACCTAAGACTGTTGCTTTTGCAAGTCGAAAGTATTCTAATGACGATAAACGTAAGTACGAAGAAGAAGAACTAGAGCGTCTTATTGCAGAACAAAACGGTGAAACTGCAGAGGTTAAAGAAAAAGAACAAGATCAAGAACCTGTAGATGCAGAAGACCGTAGCTTTAAAAAACGGTATGGTGATCTTCGTCGCCACATGCAAGAAAAAGAAAAAACGTGGGACGAAAAGTTTAAACAACTTGAGCGCCAACTAGAACAATCTACTAAACAAGAAATTAAACTACCCAAGTCCGATGATGACATTGAAGCATGGGCTACACAGTATCCAGACGTAGCTGCTATTGTAGAGACTATCGCAATCAAAAAGGCACGTGAACAAGCTGAAGGTTTAGAAAGCCGTGTCAAAGAGATTGACGAAATGAAAGCTGAAGCTAATCGTAAAAAAGCAGAGGTTGAATTACTACAGGCACATCCTGACTTTGATGAAATTAGAGACAGCGACCAGTTCCATGAATGGGTAGAAGAACAGCCTAAATGGGTACAAGATGCCTTGTACGAAAATGATAGTGACTCACGTTCAGCGGCACGTGCAATTGACTTGTACAAAGCTGACATGGGTATTAAGGCTAAAAAGCCATCTAGTAATCGTGACGCCGCTCGTTCTGTAAATAGTCGTAGTGGTAACAATGCACCAGAGACCGAAAGTAAAGTTGGTGTATTTTCTGAGTCACAAGTAAGTAAAATGTCTGCACAAGAGTACGAAAAAGTTTCAGAAGAGATTATGGAATCTATTCGTACTGGTAAATTTGTGTACGATATGTCGGGAAATGCCCGATAAAGCTATTGACATATAAGTTATATGTGATATAACTATATGTACAATGTAATAGTGTGGCCCCGCTAGGCATTAACTACGGTCACCCACACTATTAACAACCTACGCAAACAATAATAACATGTATCGAACAACCTAATGTCTCATGGCCCGTTTAATAGAAGGTCGGCCAACTTTCTAAAGAACGCACCCTAGTAGCACATAGCCTTCGCATAAGTAATTACTAGTTTGCATCTGTACTCTAAATGCTAAAGGAGAATTATTATGGCATTCGGAAAAGCTTCTGGTTATACCAACCTGAACTCAGGCAACTTCTCGCCTGTTATTTACAGCAAACAGGTGCAACTTGCATTCCGCAAGGCATCTATTGTTGACGCAATCACTAACAACGATTATTTTGGCGAGATCGCCAACATGGGAGACACTGTGAAGATTATTAAGGAGCCTGAAATTTCAGTCTCTGCATATCTTCGTGGTACAACTATCACCCAGCAAGATTTGACAGATAACGATTTCTCGTTAGTTGTTGATAAAGCTAACTATTTTGCTTTTAAAGTAGATGACATCGAAGAAGCACATTCTCATGTCAACTTCCAAACACTTGCATCTGATCGTGCAGCGTTCCGTTTGGCTGACCAACATGACCAAGAAGTTCTTGGCTACTTGGCTGGTTTCAAACAATCCGCTTTGCATGGCAATGCAGATACAGTAAACGACCAAGTTAATGGTACTAAAGCTGACACAGCTGCCGGTACTGACGAACTGCTTGCAGCTAATAAGCTTTCTCGCCCTGACTTTGGTAACATTACTACTGCAGGTGTAGCTGGGGATTCTATTCCTCTTGCTGCTCGTTTGCCCGGTGCAACTGCACTTCCAACTGCTTATGTCTCACCTGCAATGCTTGTTGCACGTATGGCACGTTTGTTGGATGCGCAAAACGTACCGACACAAGGACGGTGGATTGTTGTCGATCCCGTTATGATGGAAATCCTTCGTGACGAAGACAGCCGCCTATTGAATGCAGACTACGGTGGAGCAGGTCTTCAGAATGGTTTGGTCTTGAATAACTTCCACGGTTTCCGTGTACACCTTTCAAACAACTTGCCATCTGTAGGTACTGGTGCATCTACTACAGGTACTGCAGCACAGTCTACTAACTACGGTGTTATCGTAGCTGGTCACGACTCTTCCGTTGCAACTGCCGAGCAGATCAACAAGACTGAGACTTACCGTGATCCAGACAGCTTTGCTGACATCGTTCGTGGTATGCATCTGTATGGTCGCAAAATCTTGCGCCCAGAAGGTCTTGTCACAGCTAAGTACAACTTGGCCTAAAACGATTGGTAGGGGCTGGCTAAGTGCTGGCCCCTTACCTGTATTTATAGATTGGCAAACACACAATGGCTACATACATTACTCTTGTAAATGAACTGCTTCGTAGATTAAACGAAGTAACTATCAATGCCGCTGACTTTGATAGTGTTCGTAACATACAGTCTATAGCCAAGGATGCCGTTAACTCATCTGTACGTGAGATATTGCAAGAGGCACAAGAGTGGCCTTTTACACTAGTTACGTATAACCAGCAACTAACGGCTGGTGTAGGTGTTTATGATTTTCCAAGTGATTATTCTAAAGCCGACTGGGAAACTTTTTATTTAAAACCTTTAGAGGGTAGTGATCCTACCGTACTTCCTGCCATTACCTATGAAATATATTTACGTGCGTATCGTGCAACGGATGACACTAGTGGTGCAGCTGGTTATGGTATTCCTACACACACGTATAAAACACAAGAAGAAAAGTTTGGAGTAACGCCAGTACCTGATAAAGCTTATACAGTAGAGTATCGTTATTGGAAGTACCCAGAAGACTTAACTCTTGCCGATGATGTTTGTGTTATTCCTACTAGATTTAAACATGTAATTATTGATGGTGCTATGATGTATATGATGCGTTTCCGTTCTAACGAACAGTCTGCAGCTTTACACCAACAGAAGTTTAACACTGGTATTAAGTCTATGCGGCGTCTTATTGTAGACAGCCCAAGTTCACAACTATACTCTACTGCAATTACGCAAAGCATTGGCTTTGGTGGTTCTATTAAAAGTACATTCTAAATGGATAATCTTAGAACAAACCTCACTGTTTGCGCTGGTGGTTTGGTCACTAATGTAGACCCTATCACGCAAGCGTCTGCTTTAAGTGGCAGTGCTATTCGTATGATTAACTACGAACCTGCGCTTTCTGGTGGGTACAGACGTATTAGTGGGTTTCAAAATGACTATGGTATTGTTCCGGGTAATGGCGCTGTACTGGGCGTTAATGTAAACGGAAATATTAATGACGGTATTTTTGCTTGCAGGAGACCTAACTCTGGTTATAATTATTTACACAAGTGGAATAATGGAACGTCTAGCTGGGATGCTGTAGTTTCCTCTGGTACACCTAGCATGGTAAGCGTTAGTCGTGTACGGTTTGCTAACTATAACTGGTCTGGCGAAGTTATGCTTCTCACAGATGGTCAGAACCCCGCTGCTACTTACGATGGTACTACTTACACTCAGCTTACTCATGCAAATGCTCCTACTGATCCTAAGTTTTCAGAAGAGTTTGCTTCTCACATATTCTTAGCTGGTAATTCTAGCGAACCCTATAACCTATACTTTAGTGCTCCTTTAAATGCTGTAGACTTTAGCCCTGCAAATGGGGCGGGTGTTATTAACGTAGGCTATACTATTACAGCAATTAAAAAGTTCCGTAATGAGTTGTTTGTTTTTGGTGCTAACACTATTAAAAAAGTAGTAGGTAATAACTTAGCTAATTTTCAGTTACAAGGTGTTACATCTAACTTGGGCTGCGTTGCTCCCGATACTGTTGTAGAGTTTGGTGGTGATCTACTGTTCTTAGGACCAGACGGTATTCGTCCTATTTCTGGTACTGACAGAATTGGTGACGTTGAACTTGCTCCTGTCTCTAAAGAAATCCAAGACATTTTTGATAACTACTACTTGTCTGAACAAGTGTCTGATGTTAGTATTGCTGTAATACAACGTAAGTCTCAGTTCCGATTCTTCTTTAAAAACGATGCTTCTCTATCCCTTATAGGCGCTATTCGTAAAAGTGAAAATAGACAAAAACTTTTTGAATATAGTCAACTTATCGGTATTGAGGCTAACTGCGTATCTAGCGGTTTCATTGGACAATACGAGTTTGTAATCCACGGAGACGGTTCAGGTAAAGTACACAGACAGGAACGTGGTATTTCCTTTAATGGTCAAGACATATTTAGTCTATATCAAACACCCTACTACTATATGGAAGACCCAGAGGTACGTAAAAACATTTACGACATTCACACCTACCTAAAGTCAGAAGGTAACACAGAAGTGTTTGTAGGTGTGTACTACGACTATGATGATGCTAATACAAGTAACCCTTCTACTTATGACTTTTCTACAGAGGGTGCTGCAGCATTATACGGTACAGCAATATATGGCGCTGGTGACATCTATGATGGTAACCCTTCACCTAAGAAACAAACTAATGTGTCTGGTTCTGGTAAATCTGTTTCTATTAGTTATGTTACAAACAATCAAAATGCAAGCCATACCATTCAAGCTATTACCATTACGTATGGCATAGCAGACAGGAGATAAACCGTGGCAGGTTACACAAGACAATCTACAGCAGACATCATCCCTACAGCAACGGTACGTGCTGCTCCTATTAACGCTGAGTACAACGCTCTACGTGATGCATTTGCTGCGTCTGGTGGACACAAGCATGACGGTACAACAGGTGAGGGTGAATATGTACCTCTGATTGCTGACCTAGATGCTAATAATAAAGTACAGGTAAATACAGGCGCAAACACTGTAGACTTCTACGTTGAAGTAGCAGGTGTACCTGTAGAACAGATTAGTATTCGTGATGGTGTTATCCGCCCTATCACAGACAACGACATTGACCTTGGTGCTACAGGTGCTGAGTTTAAAGATTTGTACATTGACGGTATTGGTTACATTGATACCCTAGCTGTGCATGAGAATGCTACAATAGCTGGTACTCTTAACGTAACTGGTGTTATTACTGCACCCGCTGGTGTCGTAGCTAACCTAACAGGTAACGTGACAGGTAACCTTACGGGTGATAGCTCTGGTGCTCACACAGGTTCGGTTACAGGTACTGGTGATAATGTTGTAATTGGTAACACTACACCTGCAGCAGGTACATTCACTACACTTACAGCCAACACAAGTCTTACTGCAGCTACTGCTGACATTAACGGTGGTAGCATTGATGGTGCTACTGTAGGTGCCGCTACCCCTTCTACTGGTGCATTTACTACACTGTCTGCTTCTGGAGCCACTACACTTGCTACTGCAGATATTAATGGAGGTACTATTGATGCCGCTGTTATTGGTGCTACTACTCCTGCCGCTGCAAGCGTAACAAGCTTAAGTGCTACAGGCAATGCCACACTGGCTACTGTAGACATTAACGGTGGTACTATTGATGGAACAACCATTGGTGCAAGTACTGCATCTACGGGTGCCTTTACTACCCTTTCAGCCACAGGCGGTATCACTGGTGATCTAACAGGCGATGTCACAGGTAATGTTACAGGCTCCGTAACTGGTGGTATTACAGGTAATGTGATAGGTGATCTTACGGGTAATGTAACTGCATCTAGTGGTTCTTCAACCTTTAATAACGTGACCATTGATGGTACACTGAATATGAATGCTGGTACTACAGCAACTATTCAGAACCTTACTGCACCTACTAATGACCTAGATGCCGCTACTAAGAAGTATGTAGATGATGAAGTTGCAGGTCTCGTAGACTCAGCACCCGGCACACTTGACACACTTAACGAACTTGCTGCAGCCCTTGGTGATGATGCAGACTTTGCAAACACCATAACAACTAGCATTGCTACTAAGCTACCTTTAGCTGGTGGTACAATGACTGGTGCTATTGCTATGGGTACATCTAAGATTACTGGTCTAGGTGATCCTACTGGCGCTCAAGATGCCGCAACAAAAACATACGTAGACACACAAGACGCCTTGCAAGTATCCAAAACTGGTGATACAATGTCGGGTAACTTGGCAATGGGTTCTAACAAAGTTACTGGCCTTGCTGCTCCTACAGATGCTAATGATGCTGTCACTAAAACATATGTAGATACAATTACAGGTAGCCAGACTTCTGCCGCTGCTAGTGCTGCCGCTGCCGCTGTATCGGAAAGCAACGCAGCTACCAGTGAGACTAATGCTGGTAACTCTGCTACAGCCGCTGCATCAAGTGCTACTAGTGCTGCAACATCCTATGATGACTTTGATGACCGTTACCTCGGTGCTAAAGGTGCAGCACCTACGCTAGACAATGACGGTGATGCACTCCTTACTGGTGCATTATACTTTGACACAACCACTGACACTATGAAGGTGTATACAGGATCGGGTTGGGTAAGTGCTGGTTCATCCGTAAATGGTACTGCAGAACGTCAGAACTATACAGCTACTGCAGGTCAGACTGTCTTTGCTGCTACATACGATGCTGGCTATATAGATGTTTGGCTCAATGGTGTTAAACTTGTAGAAGGTGCAAGCGAAGACTTTACAGCTACTACAGGTACTAACATTACCTTAACTACGGGTGCTACTGCAGGGGATGACGTAAGTATCATTGCATACGGTACATTCGTACTTGCTGACCACTACACTAAAGTACAGTCAGATGCACGTTACTACCAACAGTCGCAGGTATACACACAAACAGAGACTGACGCAGGGTTTGTAGATCAGACATCTGCCACAGGATCAGCTAACATTCCTGTAGGTACTACAGCCCAACGTGATGTAAGTCCTGCTACAGGTCAGCTTCGCTTCAACTCTACTGACGCATCCTTTGAGGGTTATAACGGTACTGAGTGGGGTAGCATTGGTGGTGGTGCTGCAGATGGTATCTTTTATGAGAACGAACAATCGGTATCTTCAAGCTACACTATTCTAGCTACAAAGAACGCAATGACTGCAGGGCCAATCACTATCAACAGTGGGGTCACAGTTACAATTGAGACAGGCGCAAGGTGGGTGGTTTTATAAATGGCTATTGTATTAAACGGAACTACAGGTATTACAACACCTGACATTGACAGCACGGCTGCACCAGACTTGGATGCTACTAACTTTATTAACTTACCTGCTAATACTTTGGCGTCAGCTAGTGATGTAACCGTATCAGCATCCAACCCTACTTCTAGTAGCAATCCTTCATCAGGTGTTGGTCATTTGTGGATTAACTCTACAACGGGTGCACAATACGTTTTAACAGATGCTACTTCTAATTTTAATATCTGGATTAACGCAGGTGACGGTACTGGTACGATTGGCTCTGCGGCTGACACTGGTGCATTTATTACAGCTACAGGCGGAACGGTTACTACTGACGGGGATTATAAGGTACATACCTTTACTAGCTCTGGTACGTTACAAATCACAAATACCTCTGGTACACTTCTACAGGGAACGTATCTTTTAGTTGGAGGAGGTGCAGCAGGAGGATTAACTACCGCTTCGGACTACATGTCTGGTGGTGGCGGCGGCGCTGGTGGGTGTCTCTATGGTTCTTTTAGGCCAGTTGCAGACACTGGGTATAGTGTAATAATTGGCGCTGGTGGTAGTGTAGGTTCATACCCCAAT